GAACGCCACGTTCATCCAGCCAACCGATCCGGGTGCTGACACCGAAGAGGATCAGAACGTGATGGAGATCGAGATCATCGATCATGGAGATGGACCACAGGTGATTCTGCGTACGGAACGCTGGTCGCTGGATGGCAAGGATGACATGCAGCGATTCGTCGAGGTGCTCGGCGAGCTGATGGACAAGGTCCAGGAAACAAGGATCTCGAGGAACAATTGATGAGTGCGAAATGGAAGATCAGATCTGAGCCGACAAAGACTGTCGAGCTGCTCAACGACAATGCCGAGTTCAGGGTCGGCGAGATGAAGGAACGAGTCGTCATCTACGAGCGCAAAGGCAAGATGTGCGTTCGCAGATACAAGGAGTTCCTGGCGAAGTTCGAGCCACTCGCATGAGCAAGATGCCGGCATGGAAACGCAAGAAGCTCATCGAAGAGGCGAGCGAATTGCGGAACTTCCCGAAGCTCATGCTGGGCCTCGAGGTGTATCCATGGCAGGAGAACGTGCTCGACGCCCTGTGCGCCAAGCATTCCAGGGTGGCGCTCAAGGCAGCCAACGGCTCCGGCAAGACCAGCATCGTCGCAGCAGCCGCTGTGGTGTGGCACCTGGTCATGTTCAAGGGTGCTCTCTGCGTCTGCACCGCCGGCGTCTATCGTCAGGTGGCCGACGCGCTCTGGCCGTACATCAAGCGGTACACCAATGGCCTTGGCGGACCTGATTCCGGGTTCAAGGTCATCGACGGTGAGATCACCTATCTGCGGGCAGGCTGCAAGCCGGGCGAGGAAAGCCGATGCATCGGGTTCTCTGCGTCAAACCCAGAGAAGGCCGAAGGCTGGCACTGCCAAGGACCATCTCACAACCTGCTCTACATCATCGACGAGGCCAAGGCGGTGCCCGATGGCATCTTCCAGTCGATGGAACGCTGTCAGCCCAGCCGGGTTCTGATGATGTCCAGCCCGGGGGGTTCCGGCGGATACTTCTACGAGGTGTTCCGACGCAACGACGGCCGCTGGAAGACCTTCACAGTCACCGCATTCGACTGCCCTCACATCAAGAAGGACTGGATCGACGAGCAGTTCCAGCGTTGGGGCGAGAACCATCCGCTGGTGCGGTCGATGATCTATGCGGAGTTCATGGAGGACGACGGTTCGCTCACGGCCGTTCGGACTGCGGACTGGCAGAGATCGGTCTCTCAGCCTCCGGAGAGCAACGAGAAGGCGCATCGCCTCACCGCAGGCTGCGATTTCTCCGCTGGCGGCGACGAAAGCGTGCTCTGCGTGCGCCAGGGAAATACGGTGAAAGGTCTGATCTCCTGGAAAGATCGCGATACCATGAATTCCATTGGGAAATTCATCTATCAGTTCCGGAAGTGGGGGCTCAAATCCGAAGATATTTACGCGGATGTTGGCGGCATGGGTGTTGTCATGTGCGACGCGCTCAAACAGGAGGGCTGGGACGTGCGCCGGGTCAATTTTGGTGAGAAAGCCATCCGAGATGACCAGTTTGTGTCCCGGGGAGCCGAGATGTGGATCGAATTCGGCCGATCCGTTGAGAAGAACGAGATCAACCTGGGTCCGGCAGGCAATGACGACATCCTGATCAACCAGTTCATCACCCGAAAGGTCAGGACCAACGGAAAAGGCAAGTTGGCGCTTGAATCCAAGGATGAATTGAGGGCCAGAGGCATCGCGTCACCGGACCGAGCCGACGCCATGGTGCTAGCGTTCTGTGGCGGAGGCGGTAAACGCATGGATGAGTACATGAAAGCACTCGGTGAGGACGGTCGTAGCCTCCTGGAACGCATGGAGGATGAAATTGGCCCTCTGGAAGGCGGCGATGAGGGTGCGCTTGTAGGTTGTGAGGTCGGCGGATAAGCATTGACACATATGATGAACACCAGTCAGCGGAATGGTTTGCATGGTCAGATCGAAGAGGCTGTCGATCAGCGGCAACCTTGGGAACTGCGCCAGTCTCGCTGGTACGAGCTGCGGCATCACGGCCTGCGTCGCCAGAACAAGCCGTGGCTCAAGGCATCCGACATGCACTGGCCGCTCATCGATACCCAGATCGAGAAGCTCAAGCCGCTATTCCTGCAGCAGGCACTCGGCATGGACGTGGTGGCCAGCTTTGTGCCGATGCGCCAGCAGCTCAACGCCTACACCAAGGTCGCCGAGGACTGGTTCAACTATAAGATCCGCGAGAAGACCAACTTTCAGGAGGAGATCCTGTCCTGGGTCGACTACACCCTCATGTCGGGTCGGGCGGTCATCAAATGCTTCTGGAACCCGGGCGACAAGAAGGTCGGATTCGACGCCATCGATCCTCTCTACTTCCTTGTCCCTGCCTACACCGTTGATCTGCAGGATGCGGACTGGGCTGTTCAGGTCATGCCCATGAGCGTGGCTGCCTATAAACGCATGGCGCGTCAGATGGGCTGGAAATCCGACAAGGCCACCATCGACAAGATCCGCGGCAACCCGCAGGAGGACAACATTCCCGGCACCAACGTCGAGTCCGACGTCAAGAACCTCCGGGAAGGCATCACCTACACCAGCAACCCGGACATGATCATCGTCTGGGAGGTCTATCGTAAGACAGAGGCTGGAAAGTGGGAAATCTACACTTATTCCCCAGCAGACAAGTCGATCGATCTGCGTGAGCCTATGGAACTTCCCTACGACCATGGGCAGCTCCCCTTCATCGACTTCCCCTACGAGATCAAGGACAAGGGTTGGTTCTCGCCTCGAGGCATCTGCGAGATCCTCGCTCCGTTCGAGCTTTCGATGACCTCGATGTGGAATCACAAGCATGATGCCATGACGCTCTACAACCGGCCGCTGTTCCGCGCCGAGCGTGAGCTGCCAAACAGCATCAATCTGCGTTTCCAGCCCGGTCAGATCCTCCCCTACGGTGTAGCGCCTGTCACTATGCCTCAGCCGCCCATCTCGTTCGACGTCGAGATGAACAACACGCGGGCCATCGCTGAACAACGCATTGGCACTCCGGATTACGGCATCAACTCGATGGTGGAAGGCCAGAGTTCCCGCCGCACCGCCACCGAGATCAAGTCGATCAATGCCCAGGCCATGCAGTCTGGCGATCTGCGTGCCCGGCTCTTCCGCATGTCGCTCGGGAAGCTCTATCGCCAGGCATGGAGCCTTTACATCCAGTACGACAAACAGAGCCTGCAGTACCGGTTCGCTGAAGATTCTCTCTCAGCCGATCCTGTGGCCCTCCATGACCAGTATGAACTCGAGCCCAAGGGAGGCATGGACATGGTCAGTCGTCAGGCCATGGTCAATCAGGCGATCGCACGCAAGCAGCTCTTCGCGCAGAGCCCATGGGTGGATCAGGTCGAGCTGGACAAGTCCATCATGGAGCTGGACGACCCGACTCTGGTGAAGCGGCTTCTGCGGGATCCTGGACAGAAGGCTCAGGACGAACTCGAGGACGAGGCCAAGCTCATCCCGACGCTGCTCGTTGGCATCCCGGTTCCAGCCAAGCCCGGTCAGAACTTCGCAGGCCGCATCGGCGTCATCATGCAGTACCTGCAGGGCGCCCAACAGCAGGGACAGCAGTTCCCGCCGCCGGCCATGAACGCCATCATGCAGCGGCTCGATTCGCTGCTGCAGGGCTACGAGCAGGTGGCCACCAACGAGGCTCGCAAGCTCCGCAAGGACATCCAGACGTACTTTGAGTCCACCGGCATGCTTCCCAACCAGAAGCAGGCCCAGCAGATCCAGGCGCCTCAGCCAGCACCTCCTACCGCACAGCCCGTCGTTGAGCAGCCAGCCCTACCCGTATGACCTGCACCAAATGTCGGTATTTCGTCCAAAACACATGCAGAAGGTATCCCCCGAGCGGGAGGCCGAGCGCATGGCCAATCGTCCAAAAGGAAGATTGGTGCGGCGAGTACAGCCCGACAATTTCGGTGAATGCGAGTACTGCGGAGACGAGTGTGAAATCTCCAGTCTCCGTTTCGATCGAGCCGGTTTCAGATACTGCCAAGAGTGTGCAGGAAAAACTCAATAGGCTTAGGAAAGAAAAGGCATCCATTCTTTAATATGGCCGAATACCAAGGAAAGAAGGTTACTCTCAACAAGCCGTTCTACACGCCCGGCGAGAAGAAGAAGAGTGCTGTCTATGTCCGCAGCCCAAAAGGTACCGTGATCAAGGTGCGGTTTGGTGATCCCAACATGGAGATCAAGCGCGACAACCCGGAACGCCGTAAGAACTTCAGAGCCAGGCACAACTGCGATAACGCAACAGACAAGACAACGCCTCGGCACTGGAGCTGCAAAGCCTGGTAAATCGCATGATCCGTTTCATCTCAAAGCTCAAGGCAGCATGGACATTCAGCCGGCATCAATGCTGGGTGAATCCGCTTCCATGGGAAAAGACAGACGCCGTCGCGCTGGCCGCCTTCTTCAAGTCGGAGACAGGCAAGAAGTTCAGGGACGCATTACTCAATACCGTCCTCATGCAGAATGCGTCAGCCATGGTGGACAAAAACCATTTGCATTATTCGGCAGGCTTCGCCATGGGTCAGGCCAGCTTGGTCAAGGTCATCGAAATGATGGCCGATGAATCAGCTATCTCGGATTCTGACAATGATACCGGTCAGGATACGATCACTTAGGGTATCACAAATACGGTAGCCAGAGCGTGCAGTCTGGCTAACGAGTTACATAGCACATGAGTGAAGCATTAACCGCTGATGGAGTGCTCTCGATGGCGAGGGACTTCGATGCAGGTGTCGATATTGACAATCGGGAAACCCCTGAGCCTCAATCCGAGGCGCAGAGCCCCGATGCGAGTTCTCCTGTGGAGGATTCCGCCAGCACCGAGTCCAGCAATACCGAGGAAACCCCAGAGGCAAGTTCCTTGAAAGAGACCGAAGCTCCAAAACAGGAGCCCAAGTCCGAACCGCAGAAGAAGGAGTCCAAGTTCGCCAAGGAGGAGGCTCGCAAGGCCAAGACCTGGTCGGAAATCAACGCTGAGAAGGAGGCTATCAAGGCCCAGAAGGAGGCGTTGGCCCGCGAACGTGAGGAATGGCAGAAGTCCAGGCAGACCGCCGAGACCAGCCAGACCAACCAGTTCCGGGACGATAAGGGGTTCACAGCCGAAGACTATGAGCAGGCCGCAAAGGAGTTCGATGCAGATGGGGATCGCGAACTCGCCCAGGCCGCCAGAGCCAAGGCAGACGCTGCCCGCAAGGCAGCCGGTGAGCACCAAGTCAAACTCCAGCAGCAACAGTTCCAGAAGTCTTGGGAGGATTCATATGCCCGCCTGAGCGAGAAGGAACCATGGCTGAAGGATCAGAACTCCGAGCAGTACAAGAAGGTCGTTGGCCTTCTGAACAACTACAAGGTGCTGACAACCATCCCTGATGGGCTGACTCACGCCGTGGAGCTTGTGAAGCTGCATGACACTGCGACTCGGGCTCAGGCAATTGAATCGGAGAACAAGGCTCTCAAGGAGCAGTTAGACAAGCTCCAGAAGAAAACAGCCATAGGTAAGAGTGTGCCGGCCGGACCGCTCAAGGCAGAGGAAAGTGACTTTGCCAAACTCTCGCTCAAGGAGCAGCGGGAACGTCTGATGAAGGCGTCGCGGGAATTCGACCGCTCACTAGACTGAGGCACCATACCGTAACTTGTTATGCCAGTAACTACTTCAACCACGCTCACCAACCAGTTCCAGAACTACTTCAGCAAAGAGCTGCTCTCGATCGTCCAGCAGGAGACGATCCTCGATCAGTTCGCGATGAAGGCGCCGATCCCCAAGAACAACGGTAACAAGGCCATCTCCATGTTCCGTTTTGGGTCACCCAGCATCTCGGGCGTCCAGACGATTGCGTCTGAAGGCACCGCGATTAGCTCCGCGAACTACCGCGCTCTGGCGCTCAACAAGCTCGACAAGTCCCTCGCCCAGTACGGCCAGGTCATCGGGCTCACCGACATCCTCCGCGCTACGGACCTGTTCAACTCCCTCCAGCAGGCCACCAAGACCTCCGGTCTGGACATGGCTCTGTGGGTTGACTCGGTCATCCGTAACACCCTGATCGGTTCCAACCTCACCGCCAGCGGTTCCTCCATCGGTTCCGCCGCCGAGGGTGGTGGCACCTTCGACAACAGCGACGCCTGTAACACGGCCGCTGGTTCCGGTGGTATCAAGGTGTACGGCAACCCCGCCACGCTCACCACGCAGACCTTCTCTGCGTTGAACAGCTCGACGGCCGCTGCTGACGCCACGATGACCGCTTCGGCTGTCCTCGACTCCATGACCCGGCTGAAGCGCAACCGCGCTCCGCTGATCAATGGCGGCTATGTCCTCGCCACCGATCCTCGTGTGGCCCGCGACCTGATGCGCGACAGCGACTGGCTCAATGCCTCGAACTACGGCAACAAGGGTCAACCCTTCTACAAGGGCGAGGTTGGCTCCATCTACGGCTGCCGCGTCGTCACCCAGACCAACTCGTTCGTCAGCACTGGCTCTGCCACCGCCGCAGATGAGTTCGTCTACCAGGCCAGCGCTGCTGGTGGTGGTCTCGCCGTCAGCAAAGACATCATCGCGTCGTTCTTCTTCGGTAACGAGGCGTTCGGTATTCCTCACCTCACCGGTGATGATCCGCTCTCCCCGAAGATCGTGATCACCGATACCCCGGACAAGTCTGACCCGTTGAACCAGCTCGTCACCGTCGGCGTGAAGATCTACTTCGCCACGCTGCGTCTGGCCGCCGGTAACACTGGTTCGACCGGTAACCCCGTCTGGTACCTCGTCCACCGCACGAAGACCTCGACCACCCTGTAATCACATGAAGAAGACAGCCACCATCATGGTGATTGCTGTCGGCCCTGGGGGGCATCGCCGACAAGGTGGTGCCCCCCTTTCTCATTCCGCTTGCGGACATGATATGGCCGATGAGAATCCGCCCATGATTTCTATTCCTGTTGAGGCGCTCGCCACTGATTCCGAGAATGGCGAAAATGTGACTCCCGAGGTTGGTGATGAAGTCACCCTGAGCGAGGTCAAAGGCGTCCTCAAGAAACTCGACAACGGAGAAGCCTACGTCGAGATCAAGAGCGTCAATGGCATGCCCGCCGAGTATGAGGAGAAAGGCGAGAAGTACGACATGGAGGAAGGCCAGTCCATGGACGAGAAGAGCATGCGGAAGATGGTCGAGGACTACGATTCGGAGAACGAGTAATGCCCATCTACTCCTTCGAGAACAATGGAAGGACCGTCGAACAGATCGTTCCGATGGGAACCGATTCCATCACTTTGGAAGGCAAGACTTGGCGGAGGTCCTGTATCAACAGGATCTCCCCAGTCGGATTCGCAAAGCAGTCGGAGCTTAAGGACGAAGTCAAACGCGGCTTCTACAACATGGAGCAGCGCCAAGGCAGTCGTTTCGAGAGCACCTTCACGAAGAACCAAATAAGAAAGATCTGGGAAATATGAGTTCAATCAATGCCGATCTGGCCGTCGAGTTGAGCATGGGAAGCGCAGGCTTCTCGCTTGTCACGGCAACCACGCTTCAGACTGGTCCGTATAGCCGACTACAGGTCGTGGCCAACGCTGTGTTCACTTCCATCTCTGGGAACAACATTGGTGGAACATGGTCTGCTACTACGATTCCTGCTGGAACAAGCATTGTCGGCCCCATCACCAGCTTCCAGCTCGCGTCTGGCGCGGTGATTGCCTACAACGGTATCATCAACTCGTAAGGATCTGATTCGTGGCTGACGTAAAGATCACAGGTCTTGCGCCGATCACAGTACTGGATCCGGCAGTTGATCCTCTGCCAATCGTCGATGTCAGTGATACATCGATGTCCCCAACTGGGACGACCAAGAAGGTAACGGTCGCCCAGTTGTTCTCGGCAAATCCAAACGCCGAGTTCACCAACCTGACAGTTACCAACACGATCACTGTTGGTAACGATGTGTTGATTGGTAGCAGCATTCAGGTCGGCGACCTGACAGCCAATCAGGTGGTCTTCGCCGACGGCAGTAAGTACCTACAGACAAAGACCCCTGTAGATGCCAGGACTGCCTTACAGACCACCACCTACACCCACGTTCAATCGGTGTCTGCAAACCCTTGGGTGATCAATCACAACCTCAACGCCTACCCGACTGTTTGGGTGATCGATCCTCTGGGTCGTGCCGGATGGACCGAGGTTGAGTATGTGAATGCAAATACTGTCCGAGTCCACTTCCCGGGAGCCCAGACCGGAACCGCTTATCTGAACTTCTAACGAGATCCAATCATGCCAGTCCCATTCCTTAGCTCGATTACCCTGAACAAGAACGAGGTTCAGGATTTCAAGGTCTTCAACTATGCGGGCGATGTCACGCCGCTGACTGGGACCGACATCGGCTATTTCTGGACCAACACGACCGGCGGCAAGACGCTGCGTTGGTGGGATGGCTCTGCTGTCCGCACGATCCTCGATAGCGCCTCGACCACCATCGTCGCTGCGGATCTCTCCGGTGGCGCTGCTGGTAGCCTTCCGTATCAGCTAACTGCTGGAGACACGACCTTTCTCGGCATAGGCACTGCGGATCAGGTTCTGAAAGTCAACTCTGGAGCAACCGCTCCTGAGTGGGTCAATCAATCCAGCCTCAGTGTTGGATCGGCCACCAACAAAACCGGAGGAACTGTTGGCGATCTATTGGTTCAGTCTGGAAGTGGAATAACCTCGTTCCTAAATGTTGGAACTGCCGGGCAGGTGCTTACCAGTAATGGTCTCAGCCCGGCCTACGTCAACCAGTCCACGCTGAGCGTTGGGTCGGCCACTACGGCGACGAGCGCTTCGACTGCAACAAACGTCTCTGGAGGTGCTGCTGGCGAACTTCTCTATCAGAGCGGTCTAGCTACTACTGCCAAACTGGGCGTTGGAACGGATGGCTATATACTCACCTATGATGGCACCAATACACGTCCGAAGTGGTCTGCTTCGATTCCTGCAGGTTCTGTTTCTGGTCTAGCCGCTTCTGCGACGACTGACACGACGAACGCCGCGAACATCTCCAGTGGCCTGCTTCCGTTGACTCGGTTGGCACTGGCCAACAGTCAGTTCTATGTCGGTAACGGATCGAACAATCCTGCAGCGACTGCAAAGTCTTCTATCTCGCTGACCGGATTCGGTGCTCTGACTGCAGATCTGGACATCGCTGGGTTCAACATCATCAACAGCGGCAACGTCACCTCTGGATCGTCCGGATCCACGCTGGCCACCAAGGGCTACGTTGACTCAGTCGCTCAAGGTTTGGACATCAAGTCGAGCTGCTTGGTGGCGTCCACTGCTGACATCAACCTGAGCGCACCCGGATCCGGGCTGATCGACGGAATTGATCCGGCAACCTTCACCAGCGGCACCACTCGCATCTTGGTGAAGGACCAGAGCCTGTCGCAGCAGAACGGCATCTACATCTGGAACGGCACTGGTTCCGCGATGACTCGGTCACTGGATGCCAACACTTGGGATGAGCTGGTTGGTGCATTCACGTTCATCGAGACTGGAACTGCTAATGCGGACTCTGGATGGGTCTGTACGGCCAATGCAGGCGGCACGCTTGGGACGACTCCGGTTCCGTTCGTTAAGTTCTCCCAAGCTGGTTCCTACACCGCAGGCAACGGCATGGTGCTGTCGGGTGGGGTGTTCCACTTCGCGCAGGACACAAACTACACTGCTGGCCGCATCCCGTTTGCTTCCGGCAACACCACGATCGGGTTCAATGCCAATCTTTTCTGGGATAACTCTAACAGCCGCCTTGGCATCGGGACGGCAAGTCCGTCAGCAGTTTTACATGTAGTAAATTCTGATTTCGCTCGGATTTTTGCAGTTTCCGGAACGACAAAGGGAGTTCGATTCAATATCGACTCAACGACGGCAAAAATTGAAGGTTGTGACTCTGGGTTGAATTCATCATACCAGCCGCTTTCCATTGGCGGGTCTGTAGTCAATTTTGAGATCTCGAACTCAATTAAGGCCACGCTCGACGCCTCGGGGAATTTGCTTGTTGGGCCCGGAGCCGCTCAGTACACGGCGGCAAATCGTGGCAACATTACCTCGTCTGGCTCCACCGAAGCGATCTTCGGACTGAGCATCAACAACACGCCGTCCGGCTATTTTTGGGGAACAACGAGCAACGTCGAGATCGGAGCACCTGCTGGCCGGTTTATCTCGTTCTCGATCAATGGTGAGAAGGCGAGAATTGATTCCTCTGGGAGCCTTGGGCTGGGGGTGACGCCAAGTGCGTGGAAAGCCAATACGAAGGCCATCCAGCTTGGGCCATACGCAACCAGCTACACGGCTCTATTTTCTGACGATAGCGGGTACACAAATCTAGGGTGCAACTTCTTCGTCAACTCTGGGGGCACGAGCGCATACGTTGCAGCGGCATCGGCAGGGAGTTTCCGAATTTTAGGTAAAGAGTTCCGATGGATGCAATCGACGAGCACTCCTGTTGTTGGAGCGGATGTCGCGTTCACGCAGGCTATGACCCTAGACGCCTCGGGGAATTTGGGCCTCGGTGTGACTCCTAGTGCTTTTAGTTCATCATTTCGCGCTGTTGAACTTGCGAGCGCGAGTCTGATGTCAGCCAACGATTTGTCGGCTGCATTTTTTGCAGCTAACACATATTTCAACGCTTCATCGCAGTGGATCTATAAGGGTAACGGAAAAGCTGCTATCTATCAGATTTCAAATGATGGATTGCATACTTGGTACAATTCAGGGGCAACCAGCGGAACCGGGGGCGCATCGTATTCTCCTATTCAGAGGATGGTAATAGATGCCTCTGGAAACCTTGGAATAGGAGTTGTTCCTGTCGGACAAGCCAAGTTTGAGCTTGGTGGAAGCACAACAGGTCAACGCATCCTGTTCTCTAATACGGCCTCAAACACCGTTGCGAGGACGATGTTTACGATTGGGTACAGGTCCGCAGCGACCAACGCATACGGATATGATCCGATCGTCTGTGCGACGGAGAGTCAGTATGACGACTCCTATGGACTAAAGTTCTACTCTGGACCGACATCAGCAATCGGGATGCATCTGAGCTACCAAGGCCGGCTCGGAATCGGCATGGCAGACTCGATGCTGAATCGAGTGCAGATCCAAGGCGCAGGCCAGACAGTCACCTCTGTGGCCGACTCCGGAGATGGTTCCGCACTGTTCCTGTCGGACACTGGGGTGGGTGCGAACAACGGCGGCCTGCTGCTCCTCGGATCGGCAAGCGCAAACGGTCAAAGGCCGCATGGTGGTATCAAAACCGTGCTCAACGACGCGACTGCATACGGCACGGCGGACATGATCTTCGTCACGCGGACGACTACCGCTGCGACGACATTGTCCGAGAAGATGCGGTTGACGAAGGATGGGAAACTTGGGCTTGGAGTTTCACCAAGTTATCCGATGCATGTTCAGTGGAACGGACAAGCTGAGTTCCGGCTGCATAACTCAAGCGGATCAGGAATCTCTGTCATCAGCATGGTGGCTGGTGGACAGTCAAATCCGTACTACCTCTACACAGACTCCAGCCGAAATTTCATCTTCCAAGACAGTGGAACGGAACGGCTGACGATCAAATCAACAGGAGCCATTCGATATGTTCCGATGGCGTCTGATCCAGCGGGGGCATCTGGCGATCTGTATTACTCGTCCAGCGGCTTCTTCAAGATGCACAACGGCACTGCGTGGCAGCAGTTGAGCCGGAAGTTCAGTGGAGCCTTGTCTGGAACGGGAACCTCGTTCACGGTCACGCACAACCTTGGGACACGCGATGTCACCGTGCAGGTTCGCAAGTCTGGTAGCACCTATGATCTGGTCTACACCGACATCCAGATGGCAACAACCGACACTGTTACCGTTGTCTTCGCGTCGTCTGTCACGGGTTCAGACTACACTGTCACCGTCATCGGCTAATGGACTTCCTCAACGTAGCAACCTTCGCAACCAGCTCGTCTAGCACCAAGGTGCTCGTGCTGGATGGTAATACCGTCAAGTCACGCACGGCATCGCAGGTGGTGACGGATGGTGGTGGTGGGTCTGGATCTTCTGGTAAAAGTTTCCAGATTACGCTGTATGAGGGCCTGTTTTTGGCCGCTTATCCAGCAATCTACCTTGATTCGGCGGCTGACGGTTGGGGATGGCCACAAGTTGGAGCTGTTGACCAGCCAGACAGCATTCTTAAATGCGTAAAGTTTTTGGTTCCTTTCAAACCGACAAATTATCGGTTCTCAGCTAGATGTATATCTGATCCGTCATACTGGGCCGGCTCAACGCCTTCATCTGGTCAGTTTGGAGTTAAAATTCAGTATTCGGACAATGATTCAACTTGGACCACTATAGATACCGTAGACTTCAAAGGTAAAACAACAGGAAACCTTGCTGGTGCGAATGGAACTTTATCAATTTCAAGCTCAGCCAGCTTGTTCTACATGAGGGTTCTTTGCGTCAACACCTTGGCCAGTCCAGCATCTGGTGCTGAGATTGAGATCAGATCCTTCGTGGCTGACTTCTGGAACTAACCTTGCCCCGCCTCACTCTCTAGCTACCATCGCTCACCTATGACGATCGAACTGAACAAAGAACAAGCTCAAGTCCTCATCAACCTCATCGACGTGGCCGTCAAAGCAGGCGGCATCCAGGCAGCTCGTGCCGGCGTCTTCTTCACCGATCTTGTCTCTGCGGCAGCCGCCAAAGAGGAGTCACTCAACAAAGAACAGAAGGAAGTCCAATGATCACATGGGTTATCGAACAGCTCTGGGTTAAACCTAGTGAAGGCAGTCTCACCGACGTCGTTGTCACCGCTGCGTGGCGTTGCAACGGCGAGCAGGTCAGTGGTGGCAAAACGTACAGTGGCACCTGCTACGGTACGGCCAGCTTCGTTGCCCCGGATCCCTCGCAGTTCATCCCGTACAGCAACCTGACTCAGGCCGAGGTGTTGGGTTGGGTGTGGGCTTCTGGAATCGACAAGGCTAACACTGAGACCAGCGTGAACGAGCAGATCCAGAATCAGATCAATCCTCCGATCATCGTTCCGCCTCTCCCCTGGAACTCCAACAGCTAGTTCACATGGATCCGCTCGTTGTTCAGGCCAAGTCCACTGGCGTCTCTGCAGTGCTTGGTGCCGCAGGAATAGGCGTTCAGTACACCTCGATCAACGAGTTTACAAAGGCGGCGATTGGAATCGTCATCTTGTTCACGCTGCTCGTGAGAGCTGCACTGGCCGTCATTGAGCTTCACAACAAACTCAAAGAGAAAGACCAAAAGCATGAATGATTCCGTCAAGTCTCTCGTTCGCCACATCCTCTCCGCTGCCGGGGGGTTCCTTGTCGCCAAGGGACTCGTTTCTGCCGATCAGCTTCCCGAGGTTGTCGGTGCTATCATCACGCTCGTTGCCGCTGCCTGGGGCATCATGTCCAAGAAGAAGGCCACGACTCCTCCTGCTCAGTGATCATCGAGCAGATCCTCACCGCGATCCTCAAGTTCGTTGAGTCGCTTCTGAGAAAGGACCAGACCAGTGAGGACGCAAAGAAGCAGCCAGATCTCAAAGATCGCCTGCGTCGTCGCATTGCTGACCATGAGCAGCGGGTGCGCGACGCGGGTGATCCTCGTTCCTGAAGGCGAGCCAGTTCGCATCGCCGAGCCGATCAAGGCTAGAGTCTGGGTGCTGGACTCACAGGGAAACAGCATCCGATCTCAAAACCGCGTGACAATTCCAGCCGGCTGGTACGCACTTCCGAAAGACTGATATGGGTTCCACACTGACAGGTTCAACAGTCGCCAGCACCTACACTGGCCTGCTCAAGACGACCGACACAGGCGCCATCAACTCCACGCTCAAGACCATCTCGGATGGCTCCGGCAACGATTCCGCGCTTCAGCTCTCTACCACCAGCGTCAACATCGCTGCTGCTTCCGGGAACTTCACGATCGCGACCGACAAGCTCACCGTCGCTGGTGCAAGCGGCAACACGGCTGTCGCTGGAACCCTGTCGGCCACTGGCAACTTCGCGATCAACACCAACAAGTTCAACGTCACAGCCGCCAGCGGGAATACCACATGCGCTGGTTCGCTGACGTTGACGACAGGATCACTGACGGTTGGCGGTAGCACCAGCGTTGCTGGCAATATCACGACCAACGGGTATGTGATCCTGAACAACGCCTACGGCATTCAGCAGAACTCTGCTGGTGGATCCAACACGTTTGCGGGAACGAGCACGTTCAACGGACTAGCGATCTTCAACGGCGGCATCACGTTCAACTCGAACATCACGCTGGCCAACAACCTGACCGTCAACGGCACCACGACGCTCAACAGTGTTGCTGCTCTGAACGGTAACATCACGCTTGGCGACTCATCTGCGGACACGCTCACGGTGGCCGCCACGCCGACGTTCAGTGCTCCGGCGACGTTCAACGGCAACGTAACGATCGGAAGCGACGCAACCGATACCCTTGCGATCAACGCGGCGTTCAACCCAGCGACAGAGACGATCGCTGCTGGAGACTTCGTTCTGATTCAGGACGTCTCCGACTCCAACAAGATCAAGAAGGTGGCTTCTAGTTCAGTTGGAACGACGGTGACAAAGAGGCAATCTGGCGCTCTAGACATTCCTCTTCAGGCTGGCCTGCAATCTTACCCTCACGACCTTGCCGCTGTTCCGACTCTGTTTCAGGGGTTTTTGGTATGCGTTGCCGCTGCTGGTGATTGCGGTTACTCGCAGAATGACGAGATCTCTCTAGATTGTGTTATGGCGATAGCCAATGACGCGGCAGATACAAAGAACTACGACGTGGCGTTCTCTGTATGGTCAGACGAAAATACGATCTACGCCAGAAGGGCTAATACGGTTGCGGGCACTCTGTACGTTCTGTCTGGAAGCACTGGGTCAATGCAACCGATATCTGATACGGATAATTGGAAAATCAAATTCCGGATGATTAGCCTCTAATGACTCCTTCCCAGATCGCCCAAGCTGCCTGCGACAAGCTGTCGTTCTCGGACTCCGCGACTCTCGCGTTGGCCAAGAAGTTCTGCATCCGCAGGTATTCCATGATCTGGGATTCCTGCCTGTGGAACGACACCCTCGGCGTCGCTTCCAAGTCGGTCGATGCCCAGACCGAGATCATCAAGCTGGACACCTACGTCACGTCCACCTACAGCGCCTTCATCAACAACTCCATGTACTTGGATATGCCTGTGGCTATCCGGTTCACGGTGAATGGCAACAGTGACGGAATCGAGCTTCCTGCGGCCGAATGGCAGTCCTTCTTCCAGCTAGACCCAAACACTTGGAACAACGTTGAGTCCCGCCGTTCCACGCCAGGCAACTTCATCAACCTATCTCGGTTGATCAATGATGGCGTAACGACCTACGGGGACTCTGGGATCCCTCAGATCAAGCTGGTCCCTACGCCTGACCAGAACGGGACGCTGTTCATCCTTGGCAAGCGTCAGTCGCCCATGCGGCAGTTTGGTGAGGACGTCACGATCGCCAACAATCAGATCTTCGAGATCCGGGGCATCGAGAACGCGCTGATGGCATTCACCGAGGGCGATCTGCTCGAGTACTCGCGGCAGTACGGTAAAGCGCAGGCCAAGTTTGGTGAGGCCGCTGCACATGTCGGGACCATGAAGGACATGGAGCGTGGTCAACAGCAGCAGATCTCGCGTATCATTCCTGATTCGCTCTACGACTGGACATTCGACGACATCACTTAGCCATGCCTTTCAAAGCCAACGATAGTCTGGACGACGAGATTCTGTTGGATGGCACGAACGGCTTCACGACAGGTCAGGTCAGCGCAACTCGTCCAGACAACATCGCCAACACGTCGTACTCCGATGGCCTGAACCTCGACTACGATGACTTCGGCAATCTGGTAACCCGGCCTGGATGCACCGTCTTCAAGGGGCTGGATACGATCAACCAGCTCTGGGAAGAGATCCTAAC